ATGAAACTCAACAAATCTACTGTTGATGCTATTCCATTAACTGAAAAAGGTCAAAAAATATATAGAGATGCAGAACTGATCGGTTTTGCTGTTCGGGTAACTAATAAAAGTAAAACCTATATTGTTGAAAGGAGGCATGAAGGTGAACTCTATCGAGTGACAATTGGTAAAACTACCGATATTCCTGCAACAAATGCTCGAGCAAAAGCTCAGATGATTCTGGCGAAAATTTCAAACAATGAATATGAAAAGCCTATCAAATTAAAGAATGTTGCTAATCCTTTAGATATTACAGTGAATGAAGCTCTTCAAATTTATATTGATAGAAATGACTTTAGGCCAAAAACAATTAGGCAGTACCGTAAGTACTTTGATTTATATTTGGGGTGGGGCAACAAAAAGCTTTTCCAGATATCTAAGCAAGAAGTACTGGATCGATTTATTGAGGTATCAGAAGTAAGTGAGTCGTCAGCAAATGGTGCTGTATCTCTTTTAGGTACCTTATGGAAGTATATTCATGTTCTTTATTCAACAGATGAGAACCCGATTCTTAAAAGTAATCCAGTTGACATTATTTCCGTAACAAGAGGTTGGAATAAAATAGCAAGTAGGGATAGACATCTCCATAAAGACATCATTCACAAATATTACAATGCAGTGCTTCATTATGAAGATGAGTTAAATCTGGAAAATACTGCTAGGTCAAACACGCATCGGGATATCGTATTGATGTGCATGTATACGGGATGCCGTAAACAGGAGGCATGTTGTCTAAAGTGGTCTGATGTAGATATTAAAAATGGTACCTTAACTTTTAGAGATACCAAAAATGGTTCAGATCATACTTTTCCTATTGGTGATCATCTACACAGTATTTTGCGTGAACGTTGGTTATTAAGAGAAAACGATTGGGTTTTCCCAGCTACTAAGATGCCTACTTCGTGGAATATGCATGCGACTAAGGTAGATACATTATTGAATAGAGTGGGTAAAGAAGTTGACTATTACGTTTCAATGCATGATTTCCGCCGTACATTTGCCACTATATGCAACCTTTTAAGATTTAATATTTATGTGACAAAAAGACTTCTTAATCACACGGCTAAACCAAGAATTGATGTGACAGGTGGATATGTTCAAATTCCAGATGAGGAATTAAGAGCTTCAATGAACATGATTGAAGCGGTGTATCAAGGCAAGATTGATTGCTTTAATTACCAATCTGTTTGGGCAGAAAGATTAAAAGAAATAAAGGCGGTTTAACCGCCTTAAACTGTTGCAAGCTGTGCTGTATTAAGCACAGTCTTGCTTTGCTCATATTTCAAAACGTCTTTCTTTTTATATGAAACACGTCTCCCAATTTTCGAGAAAGGCAGTGATGATTGATCACAACGCATTCTAGCTAATGTCCAAGGCGAGCAATCTAAATAAAGTGCTACAACCTCTTGAGGAAACTTCTGTTCTTCATTAGCCATTATGAAGCGATCCAAATATTCTTGTTGCTCTGCATCAGATAGATTTCTCAAATCTTTTAGCATTCACGCCACCATTCTATAAATACGTTTAACTTCATGGTCCAGCTCATCCATTGCAGAGCGACCTTCTTTGAAATATTTCAAAAGCATTAGTTTGTATCGCTCTTGAGCTGCTTTGTTCATCACACCTTCGTTGCTTACTGAAAGGGTGCCTTTATTACCTTTAATTAAGTTCACGCCGTGCGGTGTGCCTTTCCCGCGATACCCGGCATTTACGTTGAACACAATGAACTTCTCGAAAAGCTGCATTGGTAGCAGCTTTGGCTCGAAAAGAAACTCTGGAGTAGTTTGTTTTGACATTAGAAAGGTTCCTCCAGTAAATAATCAGGTTCGTTTGATGCCGCATTTTGTAACTCAAAGCGGCGTTTCTTAACAAAGTCCATGAGTCGTGATTGAATCTGTGGATCTCGTGCGGCCACATCTATTTCCAAAGCATCCAATGTTGTGAGGTCGGGCGCGTTTTGGATCTGGACCATTAGTGAAGGTGGTTCACTCTCTACAGGCTTTTCATCTGCAAGCTCAGTCAAACGCTTGTGAGTAGCTTTGAGTAGAGGATCCATTTGTTTATCTGACCATGTACGGGTGTATCGATAAACAGCATTTACCTCAGCTGGTGTTTTTGACTCTTTAACACGCTGGAGAAGGGTATCTAATGTCTTCTGATATTCTGGATCTGATTCAAGTTCATTAGATACTGGAGTTAATAGATCCTCGGAAGCTGTGACATTAGTTTGTTCTGTAATAACAATCGCTGGCTGTTTATCTGCAGGGAAAACTTCAGAAGGTATTACTTTTGCCACTGGCTCAGCTTTTGATTTTTTGCCTCTCTGTTTTTTAGGTTCCTCACCAAGACGAATAACACTTAAATCATTGTTGATTTCAATACCGAGTGCTTTTGAAAAAGCTTTTAATTGAAGCTTGGCGTTTTCTGCATCACGTTGAACGAAGCCACTGTTAATAGAATCAATTAATGCGTTAGTTTTGAAATCTAAAACATAGACCGTAGGTGAATATGTACTGATTACAAAAACTTCCTGACCGTCTTCATACTCATCAATAGTTAATGGCTTTGTGAATGTAATGCCAGCCAGTTCAATAGTTTCGATTTTGATGCAGAATTCAAAACCCGGTTTGCCAAAAACAGAAGCGGGGAATTGATCTAAATCGGCAAAGTCCAACATGTCTCCGGCTGGACGACATAGAACAGTTTTACCGTTTTGAAGAGCTGCAAATGCTTCAGCTGCAGTTAGTAAGTTAGACATAAATAGCTCTCCTTTTAGTGATGTAACGACTGTTGTTGCTGAACTTGCTGAGGATTGTTTTTAGGTGCCCAACCCATCTGATCGGCACGTGCTTGGCATGCTCTATTGATACCCGCCTCATACGTAGTACCTTTAAACTTCTTAATCGCAGCATTTAAGATGTTGGTGTCTGGTGCATCTTTAATTGCTTTTAATGCATCTTGATATAGTTGGTCCTGAGTACGAGGCGGCTTCTGGTTACCACCCTGAGCGATTGTCTGATTATTTTGATTTGTATTTTGACCTGCTGGGGTAGAGGCATTTTGCTCTAGATAGGCATAGTCATAGTTGTATAGATATTTACTTCCATCAAAATTACCGAGGTAGACATCAGCTGCCACACCAATAGCTTTAAACGCTACACCAAGAGCATCAGTAACGGCCTTTTTATAACCTTCATCAATCGCTACTAATTTGCCCTTTTGAACTTCAACAATTGCTGAACCGCCGTTGCCGAAAAATTCCTCACCCCAAACACCATCAATCTTGGTTTTTACTGCTACTTCAGCAAAAGCCATAATGGTTCCATCTGGAGCAGTTTCAGACCATAAACGTACATGTCTATAAGTCCAGCCATGACCAACGGGACCAAAGGCCTGAGTCATAGCCATTAATCGCCATTGAGGGTTAATATCTGATTTACCTTTTAAATAACCAAACTCAATTTTTTTAAGAAAATTGGTAGGCGTTTGCTTAACTGCATTCCAAATATGCAAGTTGTCTTTTGAGTTTTCAGTTGTCATTTTTCTTATCCTCATCTAGAGCCGGTGAAGCCGCGAGAACGCTTATAGTTTTTGCGGTCATAAGTAGGGATATTTGTTTCACGCAGTTTTATAGCGAGCTGCTTTCTGCGTTGAAAATCGATTTCTTGTGTGAGTTCATTCCAAACTTTCGGATATTCAGTTTGGAACTTAGACACATTTAAAGGCGTCTTAACTCCGTCTTTAACTTTGTAAAGAACTGAGCCATTAGCATTAGATGCGTACACTTGCCAGCCAATGCGAACAGAGTAGAGGCCCTTATCATCACGACCCAAATAAGACTTGTAGCCGTCAGGGTGTTTTTTGAAATTAGTCATCTTTAAGCCTCCACCAACTTGTTACGTTCGATGAAGCCTTTTAGAAGGCCATTGATGTTGCGGATGTCTTCAAATTCGGTGAAATCGTTATATGACTTACCATTAACATCAGTGATTTCATTTACTGTGAGTTGTGTAATATCAACAGCGGTGAATTCAGAACCCGGAACGCCGTAGCTGTCAGGATGGGCTTCAAAATCAAAGCTCACATTTAAACGGAAGCTATCTAATTTGATGACGGCAACGCCAGAATGTTTACCTGTGATTTTTGCGGTTAACACACCGTAAGTACTTGGTTGAGTTTTAGGTGTAAAAAGAGTAGGTGCGTGTTTTGTTTGGAAAGCTGGTTGTAGCTGGCAAGCAACTAAAGAACCACCAGAGATTGCAAGAGCAGCCATGCTGACAAATGCAAATGAGTTGAAAGGGGTAGCTTTTACGTTCATAATTAATCTCGCAGTTTTGCAAAAGCACATCGGAAGGTAGAAGAGTCGGTGTGCTTTTTTATAGTCTACGAGGTAAAGATTACTTTACAAAATTAAATATGTAAAGTGTGATTTACAAAATAATGTAAACTAAACTAAACTAAACATTTTATTTTGATAAAAAAGAAAACCCACCGTGGTGGTGGGTTAGGTATAGTATTGAAATGGTTAGGCTACTTCTTTTTCCCACCCATATATCTCACTTGCCAGACCTTCTAGAGATGTTGAGCTGTACAACTCAATACCTTGTGGCTTCAATGTACTATCTAATTTGTCAACAATCTCATCGATCTGTTCGATTCTATATGGTGTTAAGTGCTCCAGATTGTCGCTATCAGGTTTTAAAATAAATAGATATGGTTTCTTTTTTAAGTGATCTGATGCTGTTCTTAAATCATTGATCGCTTGTAAGTAATCAATTCTAATTCTTGCTGGATCAGAAAATACAACACTTGCCCAATTACCAACAGCATCACTATCTACAGGTCTTAAAGGAGCATGAATATTTTGATTATTGATTTCAATATAGCGAGAGCTTGGTATAAGTTTATTAAAGCTAAATCCATCATGATCTTGCCGCTTTAATTCATCCAATAAACTATTACTGAGCTGTTGAAAGTTAAAAGCATTAAATCCTGAGTTTTTTCTTTTTTTAGCAATAATAGGACGACCCAAAGGAACAGCTATATCAAATAAATGATCAATAAGCTGACTTCCGCTTTTGCCTCGAATAAACCCATGATTATCAAAAATCAATTGACTTGATAATTCTAGGCAGCCTTCATTAGCCCATGATTCTGCAAGTTTTGTAATGCGTTGGGCATGAAATTTCATCTCCTCACCAAACATACATGAGAATCTATTAAAGCTATCACCATCAATAGTGCGAACAAAAATCTCATTTTCTGTTTTCAATACAACACCAAGATTAAAACACTCGCGTGTTGTTGGATCTGGCGTCCACTTTATTGTCATCCATTCACCAGTTAATAAAGGTGTTGTTTTTGCTTTAGATAGACGTTCAAGTAAAGACATTTAAGCCACCAGTCCTATTCGATTGGCAAATAGTGCACTAGGTTGTTGGCAACGGTAGTGCAAAAAATCAAATAAATGATCCAAGTATCTTGGATGATCAGTTTCAGGTATGTCTGAAATTTCAAGAATATTTTTCCACCAGGTGAGTAATTGCTTTTGTATAGAAATAAAAGCTTGCTCGTGCTCACCAATAGCTTCTACTGCTTTACTTTTAACTGTAAAAGTTGTTTGCTGCTTAATAGCATTATGCTGATCGAGAATATAAAGCAATTTATTGAAGAAAAATTGACTTTTGTCAAGCTGAGTTAGATTTTTTATCCAATCTATTCTACCTAGAATTTCTCCATGATCTATTACTCCCATGTTGCCATTTCCTGTCATCACTAGATTTCCAATATTCCGGTCATCATTTGCAATGAAATCATCAAAAGCGATTATTTGAGGAATATTTTTTTGATCACATATTAATGAAATTGCATTAATATATTTATTTTTTGTGTCTTCAATATTTCTCTCTAGAGAAGCTTGGGATTTATTAAGTTGAAAGATTCCAGATACGCTTTGCCCACATTCAGAAGTAACCCATGCCCAGGTCTCAGATTCTTCATTAGCAGTATTTAGCCCATAATCAGCATAAAACAATTGGTTTAATGGCATTAGGGCAGCACTATCAGGCTGAAATATACCCAAAGCATTACCTATTAAAAATCCAGTCAATTCATTGAATATTTTTCTTATCCTGTCCTGTTTTGGATACACCTTTACGTAGCACTTACGCAATGACCCATCATCCCATTCAATACTAGCTTTTCTTGTTGCTCCCATCACCCCACCACTAATTAACTCATGAGAAGTTATGTATGCAGTGCTAGGTAAGACAGTTATACTCATTTGAATTCCCTCAATAATCTATAATAATTTCCCCGATCAATTCTAAAATTCTGCGTCGGGCCACGTTTTTTATCAATTTGGTCTAGTTCTTCTTTTTGCTCTATATGTATATCGCATGCAGTCAACCACTTGACCTACGAAATAACAATGCTCATCCAAAGGAATGATATTTGGTTCAAATTTAGGATTTAGAGCCTGTAGATAACGAGATCCATCTGTCTCAATAACAAGCTTTTTAAAAGTTGCATCTTCAAATCTTCGGACCACAACCATATCGCCAGATTGCATGTCACTGTAGTAAACATCTGGGTCAACAAGAATGTAATCACCCTCTAGAAAGTCAGGTTGATTACTAACGCCTTGAACTTTTAGATAAAAACAATTAGTGCATTCATCAGGTAAAGGGAGCCACTCTTCAACCATTGATAGATCAACTGATTGCACATTGGTAAAAGTTCCAGCTTGAACCCATGAAAGAACAGGTGCTAATTTTGCTACTTTCTTGGAGACATTATTATCAATTTTTGTAGCATCCATTTTGTTGCTTTGACCAGCAAGCCAATCTTTAGAAACCCCCAAAAACTCGGCAGCTTTTACTAAATTTGAGCCTTCAAGTTCTTGTGTTGGCCCATTTACCCATAGCCCGACATTAGCTCTACTAACGCCTGCAAATCTAGCTAAATCAGTATTCTTGAATCTTTTACCTGTTTCAGACTCATAGTGTTTTATAGCTAAAGACATTCGCTCTTGTAGAGTGCTCATAGTGTAAATCTCATGGCTATTGCCATATGTAAAATGTAAAGAAATCTTAACTTTTCATTTGCAAAGCTTGCTAAACATTTATTCGTAAAGTAGACTTGACAAAGTAAAGTTGAAGTTAGGAATTAATATGCGAATTGAGATGAAAACATCAGATGTTTTGGCTCGGTTCAATGCGCCAAAAATCGCAAAAATCTTAAAAATTAGCCGTCAAGCAGTTTACCAGTGGGGTGAATTTGTGCCTGAAGCTGCTGCTTTTAAGCTGCTTGAACAAGAACCAACACTACCATTTAAGAGAGTTTCATGAGCCTTGAAAAAGAAGATCTTCGTTTGAAGATGCTCCCTGACATGATGGAGCGTTTGAGATTGATCTCGGATGTCCGAGGTAAAGATTATGCGCATCAAGCCGTAATCCTCTTAGAGAAAGCCATTATGGGTGAATATCATGAGGTTAGCTTAATGCTTGAAAGAGCTGAAAAAAATAGGAAGAAAAGGGAGCGTTTAGGATTACTAGGGAAGATCGGGGTAAACCCAGAATCCCAAATTCTAGAAATTAAAAAAGCCTGATGGTCGAGATCAGGCTTCTAGGCATTCAAATGAGGTGGATCAAATGAACACGAATAATCTATCAAATCAAGAACAAATAATCCAGAGCTGGTTTGAACCGGCTCTCCACACACTTAAAGCATTAATCAAAAAGTGTGAAGAAAACCTAGAGCGAATCAAAGCTGATACTAAAAATGCAGCTGTAAAGCGAGATGAATTTAAAGAGGTTTTAGTGCGTCAGCATCGTATTACGTACAACCATGCTGAGGAAATTATTAGAAGCCTTAGCCGTGCTGATCGTATTCGCTTCTTGGGTAGCACATACATTCAGATTAAAGAAGGCGGTGAAGCATGAATACATTTGTTGATGCTGCTCGTTCTTTTAGAACTCAATTCGACTTAAATTTTTCTGAAAAAATCATCGTAGATTTCTTTGCTGGCGGTGGTGGTGCAAGCACTGGATTAGAGATGGGGTTAAACAGGCCTGTTTATGTTGCTGTAAACCATAATCCAAAAGCAATTTCTATGCATGAGGCTAATCATCCCCATGCAAAGCATTATGTTCAAGATGTATTTGCAGTAGATCCAATTGATATTTGTGATGGTCATCAAGTCGGTTGGTTTCATGCAAGCCCAGACTGCACACATCATTCGCAAGCTGCTGGCGGACAACCACGTAAAAAAGAAATACGTGACCTTTCTTGGGTTGTTCTTAAGTTTGCAGGCAAAGTTAAACCTGATGTGATCAGTTTAGAAAATGTTAAGCAGATCTTAGGATGGGGACCTTTAATTGCAAAACGAGACAAAGCAACAGGCAGAGTCATTACTCTCGATAAAATTAATATTAATGGCAAAAAGGTAAATCGAATTGCAGAGCCTGGTGAGCGAGTTCCTCGCCACAATCAATTCTTAGTACCAAACCCCAAGAAGAAAGGTAAAACTTGGAAACACTTTGTCCGTAGTCTTGAACAACTTGGTTATGAAGTTGAGTGGCAAAAAAATATTATTGCTGCTGACTTCGGAGCGCCAACAAAACGTGAGCGATTATTTCTCATTGCCCGCTGTGATGGGCAACCAATAGTATGGCCAGAAAAATACTTCTCAAAGAAACCTAAGGGTAATTTAAAAAAATGGCGCTCAACAGTTGAATGTGTTGATTTTTCAGATTTAGGAAATTCTATTTTTGATAGGCCGCAAGGTCCTCTAGCTGATGCAACTCTAAAACGCATAGCTAAAGGTATTCAAAAATATGTCATTGAAACTAAAGAGCCATTTTTTGTTAATTCTGCCACACCTTTTATTGGCCGTGATTTCCGTACAAGTTTTGGTCATGACATACGTGAACCATTAGCAACAACTACAGCAGGTTATGGCGGACATAGTTCTTTAATAAGTCCAATCCTTGTTCCGTTTATTACAGAGTTTGCAAACGCTTCTCAACAGCGGAATTGGTCAATTGATGAGCCTCTATCAACCATATGTGCACAAGTGAAAGGTGGGCATCATGGATTAGTTACTGCCAAGTTGAGCAAAGATAACTATAAGGGCGCTCTTCGTGTTGCTGCATTTTTAATTAACTACTACGGCAATGGAGACGCAAGAAGTATCACTGAGCCAATGGATACGATCACTACTAAAGATCGTTTAGCCCTAGTTACTGTTTGGATCAAAGGTGAACCTTGGGCAATTGTTGATATCTGCATACGCATGCTTAAACCACGTGAACTTTTTAGAGCGCAGGGGTTTCCAGATTCATACGTAATTGAATACGGGAGCGATGGAAAGCCTCTATCTAAAAAAGATCAAGTCTTTATGGTTGGTAACTCCGTTTCTCCATATCCAATGGCTGCCATCGCCAGAGCAAATAATCCATTTATTACGCAACAAATTAAGGGGGCCGCATGAATTATTACCAACACCATATTGGTGACTTTAACAATGCGACTCGCCACCTCAGTTTAATTGAGCGTGCGATTTACCGCGACTTATTAGACATGTATTACGACACGGAGAAGGCGATTGATGCATCAAGCATTGATCGTCTAGCACGTCGTTTGCAATGTACTACCGAAGAGCAAAAAGAAGCTCTCAAATATGTACTTGATGAGTTTTTCATTCTTGAAGAAGGTGTTTATCGCAATAATCGTTGTGAACGAGAAATTGCTGAATATCACGGGAAAAAGAAACAAGCGAGTGAGGCTGGTAAGGCGTCTGCTGCAAAACGTGCAGCGAAAAAGAAAGGCTCGTCCAACAGTGATTCATCAAAAGATGATCAAGCGTCTAACGAAAATTCAACGGTCGTTGAAAATCTGTTAAACGAAGAACAAACGGATGTGCAACCAACCAATAACCATAAACCATTAACCATAAACCAAGAACCAATTATTGATAGTAGTAGTAATACGCGTGGAGAAAATTCGCAATTAACTCCAATTCAATTTGCTCAGTATCAGATCGATGATCACAAGCGTTACTCAATGCGTGAATTCATTTCTGAATACAGCGAGTTTCAATACGATTTCATTTCACTTGCTCAACAAAGATTTGTTTCGGTACCTGAAATCGACTTGAGAACCATGATTCAAAATTTCGGTGACTGGTACTTTGCAAACGAATCAAGTTCGTTGAATACACCAAGCATCTGGTTGGTTAAGTGGTTCTCTTGGGTTCAAAACAACGAGAAACAAGTTGCTGCAAACCGCAAGAAACAAGAGCAAATCACTTCAACCGGTCAAAAACCACAAGAGTCGGGTTACTTCGCTAATCTTTTTGAAGAACAGAGCGAATCTCAAATCGTGGATGTAACCCCAGCAAAAAAGCTTCCAATGATTGAGGAGGTAGGTCATGCATGAGATTACCTTGAACGAAGTGCGTCAATTAATCGCTTCTCTTCGCACTGTTTACGCTGCTCAGTTCAATAAGCAATTTCCAGCAACAGGCGAAAGTGCAATTCCTCTGTCAGTTGTTGAGCAAATCGCACTTAAAACACTGGTTGGCGTTCAACAAAACCAATTTAACAACGCACTTGCTCGATTACTTACAGCAGGTGGGCGTTTTATGCCGTCATTTGCAGAGTTTCGCACCTGGTGTATTGGTGAAAGTTGGATGTCTCCAGAAGAAGCTTGGTCTCGAGCATGTAAGTTTACTGCTGATCGTTCGGTGGTTATTACACAAATTACAAAGTATGCATTAGACGAAGTTATGTACTTGATCGAAGCCGGTCAAATGCGAGCAGCTCAAGATAATTTCTTCGGAACCTACAACGTGATGGTGGCTAAAGCTCAGTTAAAAGGCCGTCAGCAAGAGTTTTACACTCCACCGCTACAACTAGAGCATAAAGAACCTGAACACACCCCAGTAAGCAATGACGAAGCGCAAAAGCATCTCCAATCATTGATGGAACGTTTAAAAATCAATGGTCGTAAACCTGCACCAGTACAAAAGCTTAAGGCTAAGGAAAAAGAGCCAGAACTCAAACAAGAGCTAGGTCCAGATCCTTTTGACAATCCGCACGAATACGCAGAGATGTGCCGTCGTGAAGGTATGCCAATTCCTAGAAATATTCTTAAGTTAATTGAAGGGGCGAATGTATGAGCCATTTCCAAGATAAGCATGTGATTCATGTTGATGAACAAAATCAAGTTATCAAGTTCACACGTAGAAATGAGATTGTGGAGTGTGATCACGGGCGTATTCAAATATCAAAGGAAGATAATGAGATCCTTTGTATGGACTGCAAAACAAAACTTAATCCAGTTTTATGGATTGCCAAATATTTAGACCAATTGAATCAAGTCACCCAACGTAATAACAGAATGCTGGCAGAGGTCCGTGAAATACAGGCAAAGCTTGAAAAGAAAAATAAGTTTATGTGCAAACACTGCCATGAAGTAAACACTATTGATTTTAAGAAGCTTCCTTCACAAGCAGCTGTAGTGCGCGGTATGACCGTAATTGATCAAGAGTTTGACGGTATGAAAGTGGAGCATAGCCGATGAAGTTAACTAAACAGCAACGTGCTGAGCTAAAACAAAAGTTTGGTGGCCATTGTGCCTACTGCGGGGAATTACTGGGTGAAAAGTGGCATGCAGACCATATCGAAGCGGTGAAACGAGATTTAATACATGTTGGTGGCGGGAAGTTAATTACGGGTGAAATGACTAGACCGCAAAACGATACCATAGAAAATATGAATCCTGCTTGTATCCCTTGTAATACAAATAAATCGTCAATGCCGCTGGAAGGGTGGCGAAAAATGCTTACACATTACCGTGATGTGCAGTTACTACGCGATAGCACGCATGCTCGTCATTTACTTCGATTTGGACTGATTGAAATTAAATCCGAGCCTGTAAAGTTCTTCTTTGAGACCTACGCTAATTGCAAAGTGGAGGATGTGTGATGGATAAACCAATGACATTTATTGAGTGGTGCGCTAGTAAAGGAGTAATTCCATATTCACTTGGTATAGAAGCGGCATATGAAGCTGGTCAGCAGTCGCAGCAATCGAAAGTGGAGGAGCTGCAACGCAGAAATCAGATGCTTAACGACAACATAAAAGAGCAAGGTCAAAAGCTCGTTTATCAAAACGAAGTGATTGAAACACAAGCTGAAAAACTGCTTGGTTTAAGAGATGAGAAAGCAGAGCTGCAAAAGCGGGTGGATGCGGCAATTAAATGCGCTGATCTTAATTTTTGGAATGCAAATACGGTTAAGGCGATGGTTGAAGCGCTCAAGGGGGAAGGATGAAAGACTTTGCGATAGCAATCATCTACGGTGTAGCGCTATTCGTATCAATTAAGTATGCATGGCGTTGGTACAACGGTGAGCTTTCAACACCTGCAATTATGGAGTGGTTTGGCAGAGGATTCTTTTTTGCTTGGGGCGTGATAGCGGCAACATTAACTGTGTTTTTGATTATTCGTTTAATTACGGAGTATGTCAAATGACCACATTCAAAGACTCACAACGCATTAGATCAAAACCAGTGGCGCGTTCTAGCGTGCCATTGAAGCATAGACAAGGTGTTAGCAAAGGCGAAGCAATGCTTTGCCGTCAGCTAGATGTGATGAAAATCGCTTATGAGCAGGAGTTTAGATTCCATCCTGAGCGTAGATGGAAGGCAGACTTTCGAATTGAAGGTTATCCAATCCTAGTTGAAGTCGAAGGCGGTGCATTCAGCAATGGTCGTCACACTAGAGGCGAAGGCTACACAGCAGACTGTGAGAAATATTCAGTTGCAGCTATTCACGGATGGACTGTAATTCGAGGCACTACAAAGCAAGTTCAAAGCGGCTTAGGTGACGACATGGCCGAGAAATTAACCGCAAGTGTCACCTTTAAGTGCACTGAAAAAATGAAAATCAAATTAGAGCGTATTGCACGTTCTAGAAAGTTAAACGGCTCATCAGAGCTAATGCGTATAGCTGCCATGGACATAATCTTCGAGGTTGAGGAGATGCTTAATTGTCTACAAATGCCTATCGATCTGACCACAGTTACCGAAGATACAAGGAATACACCTGAGCCGTTTGAATTAGAAATGGCACCAAATCCACATAAAACACAGGCACAAAAAAAGCCCAATTGTCGCAACCAATTGAGCCTTATCTGCCATTCCACTGCAAAGCAATGAGATGAAATCGCATGAAGATATTAACAAAAGAGGTGAATCATGGCTAGAGCTAGAAACATCAAACCATCATTTTTTACGAATGATGATCTTGGTGAAATTAATCCACTGGCCAGATTGCTTTTTATAGGCATGTGGACTATCGCCGACTATAAGGGATGTTTTGAATACAAACCGAAACGTTTAAAAGTCCAAATATTGCCGTATGACAACTGTGATATCGAGCAACTCGTGAATGATCTAGAAAAATCTGGATTTATCTCGATTTATTCGGTACGTGGACGGAAGTACATCAAAGCTATTAATTTTACCAAACATCAGAACCCACATAAGAATGAAAGGGAAGGTGGAAGTGAAATTCCAGATATAGATGAATCCGATATTGAAGAAGAGGAAAAATCCTTAAAAAACAATGAGTGGGCGAATATCGAGAATAATCTAGAGCAAGACGGAACTGATCGTGCTGATTCCCTTAACCTGATTCCTGATTCCCTTAACCTGATTCCCTCTACCCCAGAGCCGAAAATCGGGAAGACAGTTGACGAAATGTTCACTGAATTTTGGGAAATATATCCAAATAAAAAATCTGGACCAAAAGCAGCCAAGGAAAAATTCAAAAAGATTAATTTCAAAAAACACAGCTTTGAATTAATCATGACTTCACTTGAAAAACACATTCAGTCACTTGATTGGATCAAGGAAGGTGGAAAGTTTATTCCTCATGCCACTACTTGGATTAATCAAGAACGTTGGAATGCTGATATTGGATCTACTCAACAAACAAGTGGGTTCAACTCAAATTATGGGTATCAGTCTTCACAACAACAAACCATTTCTGAACAAGCGAAATGGGATGAGTTCCTAAATCAAAATCAGATTTGGGATGTCACACCAAAAAAGCCGTTACTGATTGAGGGGGTGGGTCATGCGTGAGTTCACCTTTGAAGACGCTTTACGTCTGATTACTAAAATGCGTGGGTTTTATGGAAAGAAATTCACTGATCAATGGGCAGGTGTAGATCCTAAAGATATCGCTGAATCAATGGTTGAGTGCTTTCAAGGATTAACAGCAGAAGATTTCAAACGTGGTGTAACCAAGATGATGAAATCAACATTCTGTCCAACAGTGCCAGAATTTCGCTCATGGTGTGAGCCTAAAGCATCAGATTGGTTAGATGCTCATGAAGCTTGGGCAATTGCTAAGAACTCAATTGAATACGGCACAGGTCGTGAAATGACTGTGGTGTGGACTGAGCAGGCGGCTAAAGCATTCGAGAAGTGTACTGACTTGGTTGCTACTGGTGACAAGTTCCAATTGGCAGAAGCTAAGAAGATCTTTGTGTCTATCTACGATCGCTTAGTGACTGAAGCTAAGGATCAAGGATTAAAGCCAGTCTACAACGTGAGCTTAGGTTTAGATCCAGACCAACGCATTACAGCTATCAAACAAGCTGAGGTGGCAGGGTTCCTATCAACTCAAGAGACACAGCTTCAGCTTGAGCACAAACAAACAAAAGAAGAGCAGAAAGCCGATAACGAGCGATACAAAACGATTGCACAGAAAGCAATTGCGGAGTTACGCGAAAAGCTAAAGATCCAAGCGCCAGTCAACAAGATGGCTGAGGAAATCAAGGAAGTTCAACCTTGGGAACTCAAACCCGACACTGACTATTGGCCAGATCCTTTTGACCAGAAAGATGACTTCAAAAAAATGCTAGAAGCTGACGGCTTGAAAATGCCGATGGCGTTGAGAGGTGCGGCATGAAGCACACCTTGATCTTAGGCGATTGTCTCGAGCAGATGAAAGAAATTGAGTCAGGTACCGTGGACATGATTCTTTGTGATTTGCCATACGGTACCACTTGCTGTGCATGGGATTCAGTAATTCCTTTTGAGCCTCTTTGGGAGCAATACGAAAGAGTTATTAAAGAGAATGGCGCAATTGTTCTATTTGCAGCTCATCCATTTACAGCAGTACTTGCGACATCAAATCTAAATCTATTTCGCTACGAGTGGATTTGGGAGAAACCTGCAGCTACTGGATTCTTTAATGCACATTTCCAGCCGTTACGTGCACATGAAAACATCCTTGTGTTTTACAAAGCTAAGCCAACATTTAACCCCATCAAAACCTTTGGTCATGAGCGTAAGACAGCCAAGCGTAAAGACATTGGATCAGAACATTACGGCAAGCAAGTAAATATCAAGGCTTACGACTCAACAGAGCGGTACCCACGTTCAGTTCAGTTATTCAGTAGTGATAAGCAAAAAGCTAATTTCCATCCGACCCAGAAGCCAGTTGCTCTTTGTGAGTACTTGATTCGCACATACACAAACGAAGGTGAAACAGTACTCGACAACACAATGGGTAGCGGTACCACGGGTGTTGCATGTGTGAATACAGGTCGCAACTTCATTGGGATAGAGAAAGAGAAAAAGTATTTCGAGATTGCTCAAGAACGTATTGATCAAGCAGGTACTGAAAAGCGTATGCAGCCTGATCTATTTGGAGAAATAGCATGATGCTTTCAGAAATTAGGCAACAATTGGCTGTAGTAGCTCAGCGTAATGGCAGACCAGAGTACGAATTGTGTGTGCTCAAAGCTGTTCAGTTCGCTGTGATGAATGGAACAGATCATCCGCTTAAAGAGTATTTGAATAAACCTCAAGTAGCGCTAAAGAGTGTGTCAACTGTTAAAGGCCCTTCGGCTAAGTCTGGCCCTAAACGCGCTCAAGCAACTGCTGAAGAAATTAAAGCACTTTGTGAATGGGTTTCAGATGAAGTTGGACGTCAAGTCATGCTTGCAGAGAAGGCAGATACAGCACCATCAGTGCTTTGGAGAATCAACAGAACTGGTGCTTGCACGAAAGCTTTGTACACCCGTCTGATGAAAGCCAGAAAGGAAATAGAAAAACATCAAAAAGCTAATCCAATCTTAAAAACTCGTAATGAAGCACTAGCAAAAGGTCTATCTCATTATCAAGGCCGTATGTGTGAGAAGTGCAAAACAACAACTCGCTATGTCACTTGCAACAAGTGTGTTCACTGCATGGCAGAAGCTAATAAGCGCAAAAAGGAGTTAGCAGCATGAAGAAACAACGCAAAGCTCCTAAAGCTCAACACTTCCAATTGTCTTGGAATGTATTCAATGCAGTTGAAATCGTAGAGCAATACGAAAAGCAGTCAGGTGATACAAGTGGTCAACTGCCTTTGCCTGTGCTTATGAAGATTTATCAAGGCTCATTACTCACAGCTCTACAGTTTGGGACTATTCCAAATCATCAAACTTATGGCGTGACTTTCTTCGCAAAGATCAAGAAGGACTCAGGTGAGGAAGGAATTGTAGAGCGTGGGTTCCGTATCGATACACCTATGAAGCTATCAGAGTTCATTAACGGTTACTCAGATTGCTATGTGAACAAAGGGCAAGGACTTAAAACCAAAGGCTGGAAAGGCGCTAAGGAAGAGTGGCTGTCGATGATGGATGAAGAGTTCAAAGGCGATACATGTCTTGATGCTTGGGCAGTGGCTAATTGCCTTCATAGAGCTAATAAGAACGTGACCAAACGTGACGGGGTGAAGGGATGAAGCTAATAATTGGTAATAAATACAAGTGGTCACATGAGCCACAAGTTCTTGTTTACATAGGCACAAAGAACGGATGGCATCAATTCACCTTCAGAGATCGCATTTGGTGTGAGTGCTTAGATTCTGACTTGCCATATATGGAGGAAGTCCAATGAAAGCCACCCAATTCATCAAAGACCACGGTTTAGAGAAGGCGAGAGAGGTTGTTGGTGGTGCGCCTAGCAACGCTGAGAGCTTCCAAGACGGTTATTACTTTCGCACTAAGCCTGAGTTTCAGTTTCACAATGGTTTTCATCCAGTTTGGAATCTAACAGACAACAATGGTGAATGGTTTAAGAAGCGTGGTTTTGAACCAGTGCAAATCAATGATCTCAAAATCCTTTTAGAAAGCCTTCGCATCGTTGAGCAGTTTGGTGGAATTGAGAAAGCAAAGTTCACATCACGCACTAAAAATGGCATGGGTTATTTGAAGGAATGCATTAAAGACCACGAATCAATATACGGAGGCGGTGAATCTCATGCCAACTAGATATAACACAGGCGAGTATAGCTACGATCTTGAATATCACTATGGAGATATGTCAGCAAGCATGGAGATGCTTAGAGCACGTTTAATTGAATTGTTGACTCCTCATCTGTCTGGCCGTTATGTGAAATGGAGAGAAGCATATTTCACATGGTTTACAAAGTGCGGCGGGGATTCGGGGTGGATGTTTTGTGTAGGTCCACACGAATTTCATATTGATGGGGCGTTAAGGCGCTATTACTCAGGTTCTATTGATATTACCTACAACCAGAAAGATCGATATTTCTTGGTGGGTGAGAAAAAGAAAGTCAAATGTAAGGCTTGTAAGGGGTTTGGCTTCATTCGAGATGATGGGTGGGGGCATATAGATAAATGTGAAATGTGTGATGCAGAAAAAGGAGCCAGCCATGAGTGAGTTTGAGGGTAAATCTGGAAAGTGGGCTTGGGAGATTCAAAAAGAACAACAAGCGAATTTAGTTGAGCTAAGAAGTTCAATTGAAAACCTAGTTCAAAAGTATAAACACGATGCTCATGCTTCAAGCCTTTTTGGCGATCAAGATAAAGCACGAGTTTATAACTGCTTTGCTAATCAGTTGAAAAATTTGCTGAAAGGTGGTGCTTGATGTCATCAGTCAGCATTGCTGAATACCGCAAGTTATTTCCGATAAAGAAAAATAAAAAGCGGCGTTCAGCAAAGCAAGTTGCCAGACAACCAAGTGTGGGTGAAATGGTTCTGGCAACGCATTTAAGAGCATGCAAGATCGGTTTTGAACAGGAATATAAGTTCCATCCAAAACGCAAATGGAGAGCTGATTTTCTGATTATTGGTACAAAAATTTTGATTGAGGTTGAAGGCGGGATCTGGAGTGGAGGCCGTCATACAAGGGGCAAAGGCTATATAGGGGATATGGAGAAATACAACTCCGCAGCAATGATGGGTTTTACAGTTTTACGGTTCAGCACAGAGCAAGTTAAAGCAGGCGTTAAGGTGTTAATGTGATCTTTAGCTTGAGTAATCAGGTCAGCCAAGAAAGTAGGGTGTGCTTTTTTGTTGTCTGTGAGATAAATATCGCATTTCCGATATTATTAGTCAATAGGTAATCCGATATTTTTATAGAAAATCCGATTTTTTATGCTTTAATAGACAAAAGAAAACCCACACTGGGTGGGTTGGATGATAATAAATCGTTAAAATTTATTTATTGTTTAGTACCTTTGCCTTAGCTTCCCTTGATTCTTTACGTGCTTTAAGAGTTTTTTCCAACATTGAGATTTCTCTTAAATCACTCCAAGCCAAAAAAAAGCTAACAATTGAAGAAAGCCCGATTGATAGGATTAAAGCCAACAAATGCTTTTCAGTAAGTAAATTTATTGAATTTAGGACAAATATACTAAAAACAATAACAATAAAAAGAATAGCTACATATAAGGACGACTTACTTCGTATATCTACTGTTGAAGTTAATCTGTCTCTCTCAGACTGACTTAATCCATCAAGTTT